CAGTGTCGGCAAAGTGAGAGTCAACGTAGTTTGGTTCTCACTAGTTGTAGCCTAGGTGTGTTGTTGATCACAGTGTCGGCAAAGTGAGAGTCAACGTAGTTTGGTTCTCACTAGTTGTAGTCTAGAGGTGTTGTTGATCACAATGTCGGCAAAGTGAGAGTCAATATAGTTTGGTTCTCACTAATTGCAGCCTAGAGGTGTTGTTGTTCACAGTGCCAGCAAAGTGAGACTCAACTTAGCCTGGCTGTCACCAGTTGCAGTCTAGCGAGCACAGGAATGCAGAGTGATCAGAATGCCCGGATGGCATTGTCGCTGGCCGGAACGACCGCCAAAACGCACTTGCATGCCACCGTGAGTTCGCGGCCAGCGGGCCAGAGTTCTCTATGCGAGACTTTACTCGATCTGCACAGAAATTATTTATTGTCATTAAACACTGTTCTACACGGCTCTTGACCCGCACAGTCCTTAATTATCGGCATTTCAAAAAATGTCGCGTTGTTTTGGATCTGCTTCACCACGCTCTTAGGTTTTCTAGGGAGCTCTGAAGGAGGTGAATATTGAAATATCTGGACAGTACTTGGTGGAGCAAGCGTCTCAACTTTTTCCTTAGATTCGCCAAGAAATAGTGCAGCCATCAAGGAAAGCAACATCACGACTACAGCGGCCAAAGCACCATTTTTGACCCAACGGAATGTCGGCTCGCCCTTTTTAACTCGTTTCCACTCCTTGGCAAGGACTTCCTTTGTTGTATCCAAGAATTTTTTTGTAAGCTCCTCTTCACGAGCAGCTCTATCCTTTTGTTGGTAAGCATCTAGTATGTTTTTGCGGAACGTCTTTACCTCAGTGATTAAAGCTGAATGCTCTTCAGAATTTAGACGCAGAACAATCCGATGCTCTAATGTTTGAAGCTTCTGAATAGCGTCGAAGTTATCATCTATAAACTTTTTATAAGCAACATCGTCACCTAGCTTGAACTTATGTAGGGATGTAAATTCTGTGACGCCAGCGATAAATTCAGAAATTTCTTTCCTGAGCTCGTCAATCCAGAGTTGTCTAAACTCAGATGTTTTTTGTTCTTTTGTTAGTACGGTAGATACGAAGGCAACAAGGCCTGCAATTGCTGCGGCAACGATGGAGCCTACTGCCGCATCGGGCAATATCACTCTTCTACCTCGGCGTCAGCGACAATGGCAACAAAATACATGTCGCCAGCTTGAGGATCGAACGCGCCATACTCCAACACTGGGCAAGCAACGATAGTAAAGGCCGGAGGATCTTTCTTTTTCAAATACTTACGCAAGCTTCCAAATCCCCGTGTGGTATGAATAAACAGATTAAAAATCTTTTCAGATTGCAAGTTCTTAGCTATGGCTTTCGAAACCCCTCCGTTGCCAGAGTCTAAAGCACGCAAAGTAATCACCATCTCGACGGGATCACCTAGAGTCCTGGTAGAGACAACATTGTGAAACTTTGCAGAGGTCGAAGCATCAAAAACCAGTTTCGGGAAAGCTTTACCCGCATGAAGATCAACTTCAACCACACTACCATCACCATCTCGCGCGCGAATAGCTGAAGCAATCTGATCAAATTCTTTCACGATAGAACGATCGCCATATGCACGTGTCTGCCGTGGATCGTTACCATCAAGCAGATCTGAATACGGAATTGCTTCTTGAGCGCCATTTTTGAAATGCTTACGCCTTTCTTCAACTAAGTCGATCAATTTAGGCTGCTCCGGTAATGCAACTTGTTGAGCTTGCTCGTAAGCTGGCGCGACTGCATTGTAAATACGAGTGACAACTTTGGCAGTCTCTTTATCGCCCAATAGATCTGCTATGAAACCACCTTCTCGCGTCTGCTGTACCAAAAAATCTGTATGCTGATAGTCCTCATCTCGCAGTTTCGCGTTCTTCCAGATTTTTCCATACTTGAGGTCTAGATACGCACGATCAATAGCTGTCTGCACATGACCAAGAGTTTTGCTGAAAGTACGCAATTGAACAGCGTGATTTGCCGCAATCGGACCATCAAAGTGGATGGAGATAATGCTTTTCATAATGGACTCAAGTAGTTATAAAGGCGACAACCGGAAGATGGTTGCGCATGTTGCCACTGAGCATAGCATTTTCTAAACGGAAATATTCTCCCCAAATGTCACTTTTAGTTACCTTCTGCCTTTGAGCTTGGCTAGAGCGAGGGCCGGCACGCCATGCCACCTGTTATCCGGTGACAGTCGCATAGGACAAATATTCGTAATCAAGCTCAGCTTTCGCCTGCGCGAAAACGTAAGTCTGGTCCCCAACCTGCATCCTTAGCAAGCTTTATAACTGCCCCCAAAGAATCTGCTGGCCGTTTCTTTTAAACATCAGGTGACGATTTCCGACGTTGGAAATTACAAAAGCTCTGACCGATTTCCAACGTTGGAAATTCGTCTGCTAAGGTCATAGTCGGACGAGTTGAAGGACAAGCAGCAATTCTGTGTGGTCTTCGCTATCGCTGCGCGAATGCAACCAGGCAGGCAAAAATGATAGTCCCGCATGACCGGTGGTGCTCTTGTTTTCAGTCAGTCCGCCCAGCATTATTACCTCGCCCTCACGCATCTGCACATCAGTCTTAAGTTCACGCTTGATGAGCGTGGGCGAGGTGTTTACGCCGGTCGTGGTCTGGACGAAATTCGAAAGCTGCTGTTCTATCATTAGGTCCACAGCGCCCTCTCGCACCTGTGGCTGCAAGTTGAAGATCACGCCTGAACTGCGATACTCCACGGATTGCACTGCTACGCCGTTTTGTTGATACGTCACCGCACCAAGCACCGGCACGTCTTGCCCGACTGAGAAGTGTGCTTGGTGACCTGAGCGCACACGCAGCGAAGGCTGCGTCACAACCTTGAATCTACTGTCAGATGCCAGCGCAGAAAACACGGCGTCAGCATTGCCCACACTGAACTTGACGGAGTTTTCCAAGGCAGCACCGGCCAAGTTAATTGAAAGCTTGCCTGACAGGATAGACGCCGCCAGGCTGAACGCTGAGCCTTCGTTTTGACCCGTTTGCACTTCGTACACCACACCACGCACCATCACTTCGCCGAGTTGGTAGTCAATCTGCACCAGCATCTTCTCTAGTTTACGCACCTCGTTCGGCAAGCCTGAGAACACGAGCACATCGGCATTGCGATCAATTAAAGCGGCGGCCGAGCCGGTGGGCGCTGCGCCTTCTGCCTTTGTTCCGATAGGCGCTGCCACAGCGCGGTTCATTGTAAACTGCCCCTTGAACAATGGCCTCAGCAGGTCCGCGATGTAGCTCACATCCCGGAACTTCGGCTTGTACACCAATACCTCCTGCTCTAGCTCCGGCTCCTTCTTCGGGCCGATGTAGTCCACGCCGGCGCGTGCCGTTACAGCGTAGCCCAAAGAATCAAGTAACCGCACTAGGTCGGCGCGTACACCGCCGACCGAACCGCCGAATCGAAACGAGATCACACGTTTGTCCCCGACCAGCTCCGGTGCCAGCACGTACGGGGTAGTTAGCGCATCCTTATAGATCACGCCGACCACTTGACCCACCTCGATCCCCGACAGATCAAATAGCAAGTCATCTTTGGCCCTTTCGGCACCGTGGCAAACACTCGACAAAGCCAGATATGCCCCAACTAGCCATCGCATCATTTCGCTACCCCTGACAGTACTGGCCTGGTAGAGGATTCGCCAGCAACCTTGCCGCCGCTGAACGCCGTGACCTTTCCCCCATCAACTTCACCAATCACCGCCTGACCGTGAAATTTGAATGCGGATGGATGTTCGTAACGTAGCGTACCCGATGATGATGCCAGTACGATAAACTGCCCCTGCGGAACAGTGACCGCCCCGGCCACTCGCCAATCTTCGCTGAACGATGGACGTGGTGCATTTCCAACGTTGGAAATCGGAGTCACATTAGATGAGGCTGATATCGACGGATTGGCCCCGGCCTTTCCGTCCTTAGACTTAGCGTCGCCCTTGTTGCCAAAGAAGTGCAAAACACCATATAGGCTCACGGCGCCGCACAGTACAACGCCTGCTGCCATTGCCCACAGTTTAGGATTTTTGAGGATGTTCTGACGATCATCGACTGCTACTTCCTTGCCTGTGCCGCCCGTGTAGCTGCTGTATAGCGGAAAGATATCGGGATCGTATTTCTTAACCTGCACTGCCACGCGTGCCTTGGCGGTCTGCTTCCATCCTTCCCACATTTCAACTCGGTACACCTTCGACAACCCCAACGACTTTGCCTTCGTAGTGCGGAATGATAGCTCGACGACAGCCTTGAGAATTCGGTGGAGGTCGCCTATGTCCTGCACCATCAGCACCAAGTCACATGACACCTTGGTTTCCGGGTGGACGTAATGCCGATGCTCGCGGAAGAATACGCGGTGATTCGCATGGATCTTGGAATCAGTTCCCCAAAAGCGCCAGGCCTCGTCAATGCACACCAAGTCGCCAGGTTGAGCGAACGTATCGCCCGGCAGGCCATGAGGTAAAAAGTCCTCTTTGAACACGTCCTCATTTTGGCAATGCACCACCACGCCGAGCTGGTCCAGTGGGATGCCTTGACGTTCATGGATAAATGCGCGGATCGCTTCGCTATCGATGCCGTCTACGTTGGTTACTACGCGACGCCCCTTGGCGATCGCTGGCACGATCACCGATCGCACGCACTCAAATGATTTGCCGCTACCCATCAGGCCGGTGTATGCGTTAATTGGCATGGCTGCCCCCCAGACTACGGCGCAGCCGTTTGATCAAGTCGAACATTATCCATCCGATGGCCAGCGCGGAAACTGCGCCGACAATCATGTCCATGTCTCCCATAGCGGCAAGTGCTTGCAGAACATCACAGCCGTGTCCAGGCAGCAAACGTTCAGCCTCGCCAAGTTGGCCGCGAATAATGTACCAGGTAAGAGAAGTACGGTTTGGACACATGGCGTCACCCAATCACAGGAATGCGGCGAATTACGAACCGCGTTAGCAATGCGCTGATAACCAGCGGTAGACCTGTCGAGAATGCAAACAGGTCAAGGAAATACCAGGTCCCCGCGCTAATGCCGGCGAATGCAGACGTCAGGCCAGCGCCGGACGGAAGCCACGATGCCATAACATTGACCAGCTCCGCGACGATCATGTATAGCGCAGAGAAGACGACAAATTTAATAAGGACGGTGCGTAGCAGCCAAGCCAGGACTGAGTTAAAGGCGGAAAGTAGAATGCCAAACATGGTTCACCTCAAGCGGAAAGGACGATGAATAAAGCGATGATCAGAAACGACACCAGCATTGCGTTGTAAAGCTGCCCCCGAATGTCCTCGAACAGTGTGCATTGACCATCCATCAGAATTGACTTCCCGAACAACTGAAAGGTCGGCTTTGGGCACTCGCCGACGTGCGCGGGCACTTGATAGTTCTTCAGGTCGGGCATAAGATTGGTGAGAGGACGAAGGATATCGGTGCCTGTCGGTGTTGGTTCCAACTGAGGAGCGCCGATCACTGGGTCTGTACCAAGATTCACTTGCGGCTGAGATGCCGCAGGGTTCGTACCTGGATTTTGAGTTGGGCTGGTAGCAGGTTCGCCAAGTGGATTCGTTGACGGGATCGGCTGTGCTAAATCACCGATCGTCGCCACGGCCTGCGAAGGATTTGCAGCGCGAGCCGCAGCCACGTCAGAGGCAGTGACCGGATCAGACATTGAGTAAGGAATACCAGCATATCCAGGCTTCGCAGCAGCATTACGCCAAGCTGCATCTGCAATATCGGCAACCACTTTTGGCTCAAGCGGTTCCGATTTTTTATTGGCGGGAATATTGTTCAACGCTTCCGCGACGGGCTTCGTTACGCTAGATGCTGGAGCAGCAGCGCTCGAACAGCCAGCCGGCGTGACCGCAGCACAAGTGCCCATATTCGATGGTGGTGTGCTGAGAATCAAAAGCTGCCAGGTTGTCGAACCCGTTGAATTGTTCTTTACCTGCACGTACATCTGGTTTGCGTTCGCGCCTTTGTCCCAACCGAGAATAGAGCAGTCAGCCGTGCCAGTGCAGGCGATCGGATAACTCGCGTTTGCCATGAACAGGTAACCCGCGTCATACGCCGAAGAAGCGCAGTAGCCGGGCCAGCCGGAAATACACCATGCGCTACCTGAAACGGAGGCCTGATATCCGGCAGGAAGCCCCGGGCCTGAGGAGCCGCTCGGATAAGTCGCTGTGCCATCCTTGTTGAAAAGCCAGCCTGCCAACGCATTGATGCCGTAACTCGCTGCGGCGCCAAGTGCAGCAGTCGCCAAAATTGCCCCCCACGCGGGAGCCGTCCCCGCTATGACCGCGCCGGTCGCGATCTCCGCCACTGCGCCACCGACCGCGCCGACGACAGCACCATAACGAGGATCGTTCGCAGCGAAGCCGCGAGCAGCGGCTTTCCACTTGATCACAGATGCGATCTCTTGCCCGAGTGCTGACGCCGCCACTGCCTGCGCATGCGCTTGACTGATCATTAGCATCAGGCAGAACCAAATCACTATTGCGCGCTTCATCGTTCGCCCCCTTCCATGCCTTGGACGACGGCCCAGGCGCATAGCAAGCCCCAAGCGAACGTCATCATGTACCACAGCTCATTGTTGGTCATTGACCCCTCCAGCATTCTTTGTCACGCAAGGTTCAAACCTCGCAGATAAGAAAAATGGGGCGAACCCGCAATGCGAGCCGCCCCGGAAAACAGCGGCGCCGATTAACGACCGCGCAGCATACCCAGCACGGTACGGGCGGCTTTAATGGACACGTAAACCACAGCCAGCGTGCCAGCGATGGCCATAACGCCGGTCACGATATCAGCGGCAGTAAACGCGCCAGTGATCGCGGTGGTATCCACAGCCGCAGCCGCATTTGCGGAGGCCGCAGCGGCCAGCGAACCCACGGTAACGATAACGGTAGCGATTTTTTTCATACTATTGATACTCCTAAGGTTGAAATCCGGGAACCGCCCGGTCGGTGTTATGACCTAGCCCTTACGGATCAGGCCTAGAATTGTTCCGGCGCCTCTGGCAACGAACCAGCACAACAGCACCGATGAGAAACCTGCGCTCCAGAGCGTTGCCGCTTGCGCGTAGTCGAATGGTTCGGCAATGGCGTCCATGCTTCCAGCATTGGCCGGATCAATCACGTAGCCGCGTAGCATTTGTGGCTGATAGCTGATCCCGCCTGAATCCTGACCACAAGGTGCGACTGCCGGGCCACCGTCCTGACGCGGTTGGCATATCAAAACGTTTGCTACAGAACCGATGCCCATTTGAATGTCCCTAAATTCGCCGGATTTAGTCGGCGCTGCGCTGCTCGCTACTACCGTCGGAGCAAACGACTTGCGTCACGAAAAAACCTTCATGACAGTTCAATGCTGCGGTATCGCTCGCTTCTGCAACGCCGTCGAATCGACCGGCTTCATGCGCCCAAGGCGTAAACCCAACATCACCTTCAACCGGCATGAGAAACAGCGCCGATTCCTTGTCTTGAACGATGAATTTGATCTCCGCCTTATGCGCCTGCATGCTTGCCACCTGCGGTAGCAGCTTTGGCCGTTTCAACAGGCTTCAGCGAGTGGATTACCGTTTTTTGCGTCTTGCCGTTGGTGACGATTTCCATTTCGGCGACCGCCATGAACGGCAGTGCGTCAGCCAGATGTTTATATTTCTGGTATTCCTCAGCTTTACCCAGGCCATATTCGACGCATGCCGCGCCCATAGCAGTGTCCTTGCTGGCATCCAGCTCCGTCTCGACAAAGACCTTGGTGCTGTCGAACGACTGGCCGTTGTCCATCGTGCCCTTGCTGTACTTCATGCCCATAACTTTGATAGTCGAACTGAATTTCATGGTTGTGCTCCTAATTTATGAATGGCCTACGCGAATCCGTTTTCCCCATTGAGGCCGAAAGATGGGACGGTTTTGATGAACTGAATAAAGCTTGGTATGGACGGGTCAAATTCCGATCGGAGATCTGGGAAGTGTTCACCTGGTTCGATGTGAACAGGCGGGCGCTCCGTCTTTTCGCAACTGGCGTGCGGCTTCAATCGCTTTGGCCAAGCGTGCTCGTCATGGTTGGTAATCAGATCAAGAGCTTCTCTATCCCCGAACAGGCCTCGCAGCACACGGATATATTTGCCAAACTGACGTTTGGTAATCTCGATGCAGTCGTCAACGGTGATCTGCGCAGCACGCTCTTTGACACGCATGCGCGCTGGAGTATCGTTAGCAGTGAATTGCGAAAAGCATGGATACGCTCCGACAAAGAAGGACGTGGGGTTGAGCAGCACGTCCAACTCGATGACGCTATTGGTGTTTTTAAATTCGACCTCGCAACGACACCAGGCTGAGAGCTTGTCGCCTTCCTTCTTGCCCTTCTCATAGAAGCGGCAATACTTGCTCGACTTTCGCTGGCCAACGGTCAAGGTGCGCCCCTTCCCACTTGGACGATGCCAGTTCCCGACTCGCTGAATCTCAGGTGGGCGTCCGCCCTTACGAAAGCTGAAGCCGCCAGACAGCCACTGCGTCTCTGCCCAATCAACCGACAGGTATTCACCTTCGAGATCGTCGTGTGCAAGGTCAATCCGTGAAATCGATGGGCGGACAGCAGTTCTGCTCAGGAAATCGTGGAGGCGCTTTTCCCAGCCCGCTACTGCGTTGATGCAGCCGAGTCCGGTAAGCGTAATAAGCATCGTGGCACGTTGGCCGCCGAAGCAGACAAATCCCATTTCATCACCCAGCACCCAAGACTCGCGGTAGAAGTTCATACCCTTGTCGCGCTTGGCGGTGATGCCGAAGCCGAAAATCTTCTCCAGCTGACGGCTTGCCTCGATGATGACCTGGTCGTCCGAGATCAGATGCTCGCGGGCAGTCTTGAACCAGGTGTCTTCTAGAACAGTGAAATTGATCCAATCAATTACGCAGCCTTGGTTCGCTGCCGGGCGACGTACCAGCATCGTTTTCACTTTGCCGCTATCGGTAAGAACGAGATCAACCTCACCGAGGTCTTCTTCGCAAATGCTCGACCAGTGTTCGCCTGCATCACTTTCGAGGTTTTCCGCCATGTTATTAATGGCGTCGCTTGAGGCATCACTTACGTTCGCAAAATGCGGCACTAACTGCCGCTTGCGTCCACCTTCGGCGATCCGTTCCGGCAGCGCTGGCGCGCTGGCGGTACGTTCGCCGTCGGTGACGACAGGCTTTCCGATGCCGTAAATCTGCGACTTCACATCACGGGCGCGGCTGGACGCGCCAGACGCTTGAGCGTAGGCCTTAGTTTCCTGCTCGCGAAGTTTGCTGAGGAGGGAAGTACGGACGGGCCTCATGCGATGGCTCCAGAAAGTGCCTGCGGCGCAAGGGAAGGGTAAGTCGCTATCACAGTGCAAATTCCTTACGCGCCAGCTCACGCTGCAAAGCAACCACGTTGATCAGACGGCGACGGCCGAGCGTCACCGTTGGCAGAATTCCACGATTGAGGTGGCCGAGCACAACGCCGGGTGGAAGCCCTACGGCCTCAGAGAACTTCTCCAACGTCATCAGGCCAGCAAAAGCGGCCATCTGGCTGAGTTGGTTCGACGTGTGCGCGGCGTCGGTAAATGGCAGTTGTTCAACGATAGCGTTTCGCATTTTGGGTCACCTCAAGTAACATATGGCATAACATCCAATCAATTTGGATAATATCCAATTGGATGATGCCCAATGTTATTGGATATTATCCAAAACTGTCAAGGACCATCTACGATGACTACGAACACGACCGAACGCGCTCGCGAATTCATGCGCTATTTCCATTCTGAATATGGGTGGTTTGAACAAATGACGGGGATCGTGGCCAGCAAATGGCGCGATCTAGACAGAGGGAAGACCAAAGAAATTACAGCGGCAATGATCGATGCGTTCGGCCAGACGTGGCCCGAGTACATCCTGTGGCTCACAACGGGTCTCGCATCTTCTCCTCGCGGACAATGCACGCCACAGGATTACTTCGATCTGACTTATGGGACGGTGCGCGTGCTTGAGCCTTCGCCTAGAAGGTTTTGGCGTGATTTAGCTGGCGTTTTGTGTCCAGGAGAGCTTCTTACTCGACATAAGGAGTCGTCTGTTGAACATGAAGTGGAGATTGCTGCCGGCGCGCTGTACCTATCTGCTGTGGCCAACGAGCAGGAAGCAAAGCACCTGGCAAAGCGGTTTCACGCGGATATCTTGAAAGGGATTAAGCCAGGGAAGGAAGTCGTGCTTTCGCCGCGGGAACTAAAGCAATGGATCAACCAGTTTGCGTTACCTACTCAATGATCTAAGGTGAGCGAATGGCAATTAAGAAGAGTGACGCCGGGTGGCTTGTTGATATACAGCCTGGCGGAAGAGGACATAAGCGAATCCGCAAGACGCTCGGCACGAAAGCAGAAGCGTTGCAGTTTGAGGCTTGGGCGAAAACGCAAGTTGTACAGAATGATGGATGGGTCAAGCCGAAGAAAAATGTTACCCGGCTGTCGGAATTGATCGACCTTTGGCAATCACATCACGGCGTACAGCTTCGGCATACGAGGACCTACGGCACGCTCCAGCGGGTATGTGAGGCACTCGGAAATCCGATCGCCGAGCAGTTGAAGTCTGAACATTTTGCGGCCTATAGATCAGCTCGACTAGCAGAGGGCGTTACGCCGAATACGATCAACCGCGAACATGCGTATTTGCGGGCTGTATTCAATGAACTAATACGACTTGGCTTCTGGACTGAAAATAATCCACTGGCCAAGCTCCGTCAATTCAAGATCGCCGAGCGTGAGCTTTCGTACTTGGACAACGAAGAGATTCGCGCACTACTTAGTGCTTTGCAGTCCCGGACGGAAAAAGATGCGCTGTTGATCACGAAACTCTGCCTTGCCTCCGCAGCCAGGTGGAATGAAGCGGAGTCGCTTCGCATCTCGCAACTACACAGCGGCATGATCCACTTCACGCAAACAAAGACGGATCGAAACCGATCAATCCCGATCGATGAAGCGCTTGCGGACGAGATCAGGGATTTTTATAAAAAACGCGATCGTGACGCTACCGGCCGTATCTTCAAGAGTTCGGTCGGCGCCTTCCGTATGGCCGTGAAGGAAGCCGGCATTGAGTTGATGCAGGGGCAGCTTACCCATGTGTTGCGCCACACCTTCGCCAGCCATTTCATGATGAACGGCGGGAACATCCTGGCCCTGCAAAAAGTGCTGGGACACTCCAGCCTACAGACCACCATGATCTACGCGCACCTCAGTCCTGACCATCTACAGGAAGCCAAACTGCTGAACCCGTTGACGCGGTTGACAGTTGGTTGACACCGATCCAAAAACAAAGGGCTTACATTGCTGTAAGCCCTTGTTTTATATGGTGCCGACTATCCGAATCGAACGGATCACCTGATGATTACAAATCAACTGCTCTACCAAATGAGCTAAGCCGGCGTAACTTTTACGGGGCGAATTATACGCTATTTAATACGGGTCAGCGTAGGACGGCCGCCCTTTTTAGGCGGGTCGGTATCGTCGCCTGGCGCTTCGGTTTTGGCGTCGACGGCGGCCGGTGGCACAGCCGCCAGCACCGGTGCGGCCGGCGCTTCTTCCGGTTCCGGCTCGGACTCGGACTGCTGGCCCAGCTGCGGCTCGAACGCCATGCCCTGGCCGTTCTCGTTGGCGTAGATGGCCATCACGTTGTTGACCGGGATGTAGATTTCGCGCGAGACGCCGCCAAAGCGGGCGTGGAAGCGGATGCTGTCGTTGTCCATCTTCAGGCCCGAGGTGGCGCCGAAGCTGATGTTGAGTACGATCTCGCCTTTTTTCACGTATTCCATCGGCACCGTGGTGGCGGCGTCGACCTTGACGGCGAGGTAGGGGGTGTAGCCGCTGTCCGTGCACCACTCGTAAATGGCGCGCAGCAGGTAGGGCTTGGTTGAAATTTCAGACATGGGGTCTTCCAGACTGCGGTAAAACACGGCGCGCAACCAGCCGGAGCCGGCGCGCGCCGCAGTGCTTCAATGAACCATTAACGGCGCATCACCTTTTCCGACGGCGTCAGCGCTTCGATGTAGGCCGGACGCGAGAAGATGCGCTCGGCGTACTTCATCAGCGGCGCGGCGGTCTTCGAC